CGGCGTAGCCGGTTCACGCTCTGGGACGAGCGTCACAGCGCCGGGCGACCGGCCACTTTCTGCTGCTGCGCGTGACCAGTCGACTGCCTGTTGGTGCCGGGTTGTCGACCGAGTTATGTCGCACGTCACGATGGACCATTCACGGTTCATGGAGGAAAGGTACGCCCGCTCAGTCCCTAATTTTCCCGAGGGCCATGTCGTCTCGTCATTTTTCCCTGCAAACCGCGCTGCGGATGATTCCTAACGAACTGCTGCGCCAATTCCTCGAACAGTTTCCCTACCCCTGCTACAGCCTCGACTGGGAGCGCCTGGGCGAACGCCAATGGCAGGCGATTGTGGACACGCTCAAATTGTGGCCGGAGAACGCTCGACTGGCAGTCGAAGCAATCCTGCTCAATGTGTTCGAACTCGCCTGCGACACCGGCATCCGCGCGATTCGAGAGGCCGCCAATCGGTTGGAGTCGAGAGGGATCCTGAAATACCTGGATCGCGGAGTTCAGCCGTATCGAGTCGCAATGTGGACTTGGTTGGAGTCGAGCGATGTCTTCGACCAGGCCTTGCTCTCGCACCAAATCGAAGCGCTCCGCTGGTGGCGGAGACGCGATGATCTTCCCGCGGTAGAACCGGAGACCGATCCCGAAGCGCTGGAGCTGCTGGGATCGAGCGTCTCTGAATTCCTCGTCCGGACCGAATCGCGCGGCGAACGCTGCACGGTCGAACATTTTCGGCGCGATGACGGAACCGACTATTTCACCTGCTATCCCGACGACTACGTGCGGACGGTACTGCTGCACGACGATGACGGGACCTTGAGTTCGCGAACCATCCGCCAGACGTTCGAGATCGTGTTCGCTTATCACCGCGAAGCGGGAACATTGGAACTCTGTGCTGAGGTGCCGACTCAGCTCAAACCACGTCTGGAAGAGCTCTTCGGCTGGCACATCCTGGGAGAATCGATCGGACCGCGGCAGATGCGGAATGTGTTTCACCTGGACTCGCTCAAGGAACGGCAATTCAACTTGGAGACCGATCCCGAAGACGAGGTGCATGTGGCACTACGCAACCTGCGGCTGGACCTGCCTGACCATTCGCGGCGGATCGTCCTGGAATCGCGGCGCGGCCCCGCTCACGACGTGTTGCAGATGGTCGACGAGTGTCTCAATGAGGAAAACGTCGCGCTCGACGACGTCTCAATTTCCCTGGCGACGTTTCGGTTTCAGTTCGGCCGCGGTTCCGGCCGACGTGCCGGCACCATGACATTCGACGTGGCCCATCCCAATACCTGCAACCTTCACAGCCAACGACCCGAGCGGGTTCGACTCGCGCGTAAATACCTGCGCCGCTGGCGCATCTCTCGGAGTGCTTGATGCATGAATCTCAGCGAAGACGTCCTGCCGAATCTGCTCAGGGCGGTCGATGAGGATCGTCCGCGGCTTTCAGGGATCGCCGTCTCGACCTGGCCTACAGATTGGAAAAACACAGTCCTGGACATGGGGCTGATCACCCGAGCTGAAGTGCTGACGAGCGCCGCATGTGAATGCTGCCCTGAGGCAGGCTATCAGGACGTCGAATTTGTCACGGACGGGAACGGAAGGCCGATCGCACTGTTGTGCTGCTCGTTTTGCGGCCCCTACGAGATCGCGATTGAGCCGCTGCAGATGTGGCTCGTCCCGTGGCAGCCGTTTCTGACCGCCATCAGCCAGACGTTGGACATCACCGGTCCGGGTCGTGAAGTTGTCCCCAACCGGGTGTGGCGTCTGGGAAAGGGGCGCTGGAGTGGTCGGTCGCATTTGGTCTATTTCATGCGGTCTGTGCATCGGCGGGACTCGGTGTCCGTGCTCCAGCAGGGAGCGGTGCCGGAAAACGCCGTCGTGCTGACGCCGCGCCGACAGCCGCATCCCGGTGTCGCTCAGCGCGTCGTGCAGTTGGAACTGGCGCTCAATTGCGGCGACGACGGTTTCATTGCGGATCATGACTACCTGGCCAGTGCCGTCGAGCAGTCGGTCGCGGAATCCGACAGTCCGCCGCCGGTCCGCAAACGCGGCACGCGCCTCGTTTTGATCGAACAATTGACCCAGGAGATGCGACAGCACCTGCAAGGGGCACGCGACCATATCGCTGCCGCCCTGGATCATGACCGGGAGCCGACGCTGTTGCCTCGGCCCACGCAGAAGCAACTCGCCAAACGTTTTGGCGTCGACAATGGTTCGGTGTGCCGCTGCCTCCAGGATCCAACCGCGACCGAATTGCAGTACCTCTGGAACATGGCCAGCGATCTGGACGCCATCCTGCGGCAGATGCCCCAGTCGCGACGGTGAAATTGCAGTTGGCCCGATTTCGCGCAACTGCAATTTCAGGATTTCAAAGATTGATCATTCGGGGAGAACGGAACTTACGGCGGACATCAAACGCGGCAAACAGCATTTCGTGCAATTTCGCCGGCAGGTGAGGGCAGTGCAAACGGGTACTGCCCAGCACCTCAAACCGGAGTCTTGCCCATGTCAGCCGTCGTCACCACGCCCCTTGCCATCAGCACCCCGACTGCGTCACCGATCGATCTCGATTACGAATTGACCCGCGGGTTCGCGTCACGGTTCATTCCCTTCAAGGCTCGCCAGGTCGCCGGCACCCGCGGCTTCGCCTCCGACGAGCACGAAGATCTCGCCCAGCAATTGCGGCTGTATGTCCTGCAGCAAGCGAAACTGTTCGATCCCTCGGTCTCGGACTGGCCCGCCTTCGTCACGATGCTGGTCGAGCGTTACCTGTCCACGCTCGTTCTCCGACGTCGTCGAGCGCTGCCCCGCAAGCCGGCCAGCCTGACGTCCCTGTCTGATCTGACGACCGACGACGTGGGCGAGCCGGTGGAACTGATCGACAACGTCACGCTCGACGACGTCGAAGCCCGAACGGGCGTTCATGTCCGGACGGCAGAGGAATGGGTCGACCTCAAGTTGGATGTCGAGACGGCGCTGGCGATGATTCCGGAGGAACAGCGCGAGGCGATCGGCCGACTGCGCTACCAGTCCGTCGCGACCGTCGCCCGCGACCTGGGCATCCCCCGGACCACCCTCTGGATGTGGATCCGCGGCGTCCGTCCTTTGATGACGCGAATGGGACTGAAAAAGTTCTTGAGAAATCTGCGGAAACGAACGTCTCCCGAGCTTCCGCTGGAGTAGCTCATTAATAGAGGAACATAACACAGCGCATCGAACCACACCTGAACCCGAAGGACGCGGAATGGGACTACTCGACCTGATCGAAACCGGCAAGCGCCGCTTGCCCCGCCGGGTACTCCTGTATGGAGTTCACGGCATCGGCAAAAGCACCTTCGGCGCCGCAGCTCCCCAGCCGATCTTCATTCCGACCGAAGACGGCCTGGGTGAAATCGACTGTGCCCGGTTTCCGCTGGTCCGATCGTTCGAGGAGGTCCTGACCGCACTCTCGGAACTCTACACCCGACCGCATGATTACCGGTCGGTGGCCATCGATTCGCTCGACTGGCTGGAACGGCTCATTTGGAATTACGTTTGCCGGCTCAAGGGAAAGGAATCGATCGAGGAATTCGGCTACGGCAAGGGATACACCTTCGCCGTCGACTACTGGCGCGAAGTCTTGGAAGGGCTGGACGCCCTGCGGAACGAGCGCCAGATGATGATCGTGCTTCTGGCGCATGCCAAGATCGAGCGGTTCGAGAATCCCGAGACCGATTCCTACGACCGCTACTCGCCCCGGCTCCACAAGACGGCGTCGGCGATTGTTCAGGAATGGTGCGATGAGGTGCTGTTCGCGACCTATCGCGTCCACACGAAGCAGCTCGACGAAGGCTTCGATCGGACGCGGACACGGGCGATCGGGACCGGCGATCGAATCATCCGCACGACGGAGCGGCCGGCGCATATGGCCAAGAACCGGCTCGGTCTCCCCGAAGAGCTGGAATTGAAGTTCGACGCGTATGCCCGTTATTGGGCGAACTGAGTTCTCGCCTGGTCGCCGCTGCGGCTGGGTTCGCATTCCATCAATTCTGCGCTCGTGGTCTGCGCTGCGGGCCTTCTCCTTAATTCAAGTGCTTCGGAGTTTTGTGACATGGCCGATCTCCACGGCTTCAACGCGCACGACGTCGATCCCAGCAATCCGTTCGACCCACTCCCCGCCAATGAATACCTCTGCATCATCACCGCCTCGGGCTTCAAGCCGACGAAAAGTGGCGAGGGCAGCTACCTCGAACTGGAACTGGACGTCCTCAATGGTCCCTACCAGGGACGTAAGCTCTGGGACCGCTTGAATCTCGACAATTCGAACGAGACGACCGTGAAGATCGCCCGCGCTGCGCTCTCGGCGATCTGCCGCGCCACAGGGGTCATGCAGCCCAACGACAGCTGCGAGCTGCACGACATCCCGATCGTGGTCAAGGTGTCGCTCTCGAAGCGCAAAGATACCGACGAACTGCAGAACGTCGTTAAGGCTTATCGCAAGCGCGACGGGGCCGCCCCTGCCGGAGCGGCCTCCCGTCCTCCGTCTGCCCCCGCATCGCCGAGCGCTCCCGCTCCCCAATCCTTGGGTAAACCGGCGATGGCTCCCTGGAAACGGACCGTTCCCCCGCCAGCTCCGGCGGTGGCGGACGATGAGGTTCCCTTCTAACGACTCGACGAGCGGTAGCCACGCTTCCCATGTGCTGCCCGAGACCGTTGAGCGTTCTCCCGATCCTGGGGCCGGGAGGGCTACCGCGCGCTCACTGCCGTCCCGTTGAGACGGAACGGTCGGGCAGCCTCTTATCTCTCATACACCTTCACCGACAATCGGTTGGCTCTCATGTTCGCGTTCGTCTCCGTCGATCGTGGCACGTTGCTCAAGGCAATCCGGACCCTGATGGCTTGTGTCCCGAAACCTTGGACGCCGCGAATGTTCGAGGAAGCGGTCACGCTGGTCCTGCATCATGCCGACGAGTGGCGGGGCTCGGACTGCGAGCAGATCGAGCATGTTGATTTGTACCGGACGGCCCTGCGACTGGCGCGGCGACGTTGTCCCGATGCCTTCTCCGAACAATCGGCCAACATCGCTTCGTCGACGGAGGTCGACTAAGGCATGTCCATCGTCATTGGAATTGACCCCGGCGTTGATGGCGGGATCGCCGCCATCGGCGAACAGGGGCTGACTCTCCAAATTATGCCGGCCTCCGCAACTGCCAAGCGACGGGAGATCGACGAAACCGAATTGACCGCCTGGCTGGGGCAGTTCGATCCCTTGATGACCCACGTGTTCATCGAACGGGTTGCGGCGCGGCCCCGCCAGGGAGTCGTCGCCATGTTCTCGTTCGGAACGGGCTGGGGCCTCGTGCGCGGCATCTGCGCGGGACTTAGGCTGCGGTACGAACTCGTCCGTCCCCAGGAGTGGCAGCGGCTCCTGCTCCTGGGCCAGCCCGAAGGGGCGGAGTACTTCGTCGCCGCACGGCTCTGGCCGGGGATCTCGTTTCGGTCGTCCAACCGTTCCCGGAAACCGCATTCCGGACTCGTCGATGCGGCGCTGATCGCTGAGTACGGACGTCGACAGCTCGGCTGATTGCATTTCTCTCCTCTTAATCTGTGCGCGATGCAGCTTCGGCCCTATCAGTCGGCCGCGGTCGAGGCGGTTTACGACCACCTCCGCGTCCACGACGACAACCCCTGTGTGGTCATCCCGACCGCCGGGGGCAAGACACCCTGCCTGGCGACGATCTGCCGCGACACGGTCCAGCACTGGAATGGCCGCGCGCTGGTGCTGTCGCATGTCCGCGAGCTCGTCGAGCAGACCACCGACAAGTTGCGAAAGATCGATCCACAGATCCCCTTCGGCGTGTACTCGGCAGGTCTCAACCGACGGGACACGACGCATCCCGTGATCTGCGCCAGCATTCAGAGCGTTTACAAGCGGGCGTGCGACTTCGACCCGTTCGACCTGGTGCTGGTCGACGAGTGCCATCTGATCCCGGCCGATGGCGACGGGATGTATCTGCAGTTTTTGCGGGACGCCCGGGTCATCAACCCGAACTTGCGCGTCGTCGGATTCACGGCGACGCCGTATCGCCTCGACTCCGGCACGATCTGCGGTGCGGATCGGCTGCTGCAGTCCATCTGCTACGAAGTCGGCATCCGCGAGTTGATCCGCGATGGGTACTTGTGCCCGCTCATCACCAAGGCGGGATTGGCGCGGGCTGATACATCCCAGCTGTCGATCCGCGGCGGAGAGTTCGTCGCCCGTGAGGCCGAACAGCTGATGGACCAGGCCGAATTAGTCGAAGCCGCGGTCGGTGAAATCGTGGAGGCCACACGGAATCGGCGGGCCTGCCTGATCTTCGCGGCTGGGATCGAGCATGGCCGGCATGTGCAGCGCGTCTTGCAGACCAAGCACGGCCTCGAATGCGGCTTCGTCTGCGGCGAGACGCCCGATGCCGAACGCGACCTGGTGCTGGCGAGGTTTCGAGGGACGGCGCGGGCGGATCTGTTCGGCGATCCGACGCCGCTGCGTTATCTCTGTAATGTCCGTGTGCTGACGACCGGGTTCGACGCCACCAACATCGATACGGTCGTCCTGCTGCATCCCACGAATTCTCCCGGGCTGTACTACCAGGAAGTGGGACGCGGGTTCCGCCTGCATCCCGGCAAGGTGAACTGCCTCGTCTTAGATTTCGGTGGCAACGTGCTTCGGCACGGGCCGGTCGACATCTTGGCCGCGCCCACGGCGCGGTCGCAGGCTGGGACGGGAACAGCGCCTGCCAAGGAATGCGCGGCCTGCCATGCAGTGGTCGCGACCGGATATGCCCGCTGCCCGCAATGTGGGCAGGAGTTTCCGCCACCCGCCCGCTCCAGTCATGAACGGTCTGCGACCGGTGCCGGAATCCTCTCGGGACAGGTGACAGATGAGACGTATGACGTTCGAGACGTCTGTTACAGCGTCCATGCCAAAAAGGGCGCGACCGAGGATGCTCCGAAGACGATGCGCGTTACGTATCGGATCGGACTGAGTCACTGTCAATCCGAATTCATCTGCGTCGAGCACACCGGCTTCGCCCGCGAAAAGGCGGAAGCGTGGTGGCGGAAGCGATCAAACGAAGAGGTCCCCGACACCGCGCAAGAGGCGGCCCGGATTGCCAATGCCGGCGGACTGGCGTCCGCAGAAACCATCACGGTCCGCAGTGTCGCGGGCGAACCGTACGACCGGATCATCGCGCATTCCCTGGGTCCCAAGCCCGAACCCATCTCCGAGAACTCCGCTGGCCCTGCCGATTGGCCGACGGACGATGAGGTCCCGTTCTGATGCCGACATCGAATCGCAAGGGACCACGCGGTCCGACCGAACCCGACCTAAAGATCATTCGTTCCCTGGAAAGCCAGGTCGCAGCCCTGCGCCTCGACTTGCGGACCGAATCGCAGAAGCGTGGTCAGGCGGAGGCGGAATTGCGTTTGGCCGAACACAGCCTCGCGGCGTTTCAGGCCACGCATTCCAAAGTGAAACCCCGGCGACTTGTTCGGGCGGGTCGCGTCTCGCGCGGACAGGCGACCGCCATCCTGTGCTGCAACGACTGGCACGTCGAAGGAACAGTGTTGCCCCAGATCGTCGACGGAGCGAACGAGTTCAACCTCACGATCGCGGCCCAGCGCATCGAGCGCACCTGGCAGAAGGCGCTGTACCTCCTAGAGTTCGCCCGCAATATCTCGGACATTCGGGATCTCATTCTCTGGCTCGGGGGTGACTTGATCAATGGCACGATCCACGCCGAACTGGAAGAGACGAACTTCCTGGGGCCGGCGGAGGCTGTGCTGTACGTCCAGGACCAGATCG